TAAGCCGGAATAGTTGGCGATTAGTGACCGGGTGTTTTCCTGCAGCACGTCACCGTACAGCAGCATCCGGCTTTTAGTGTGCGTGGTGCAACGGCAAAACGGCTCACGAAAGCGGCTTTCCACATCGTTGCGGCTGGGCCAAATGGTATAACCCGAACGAATGCCGGCACTGTCGAACACGCTTTCCAACTCTGCCGATATGCCCAACACCGGCTTAATGTCCGCCGTGGGTGAGCTGTCGGCATTGAATGAGCCGAACGGGTAAATCATTTGGTCGTAAATGATGCCACTGGGGTGACGATCCGCCACCAGCGCCCCGAATAACGGCTTGCCGTAGCAACCCCAAAAGGTTTGCGCCCCATACCCGGCATACATGCTGCTTTTGCCAGTTAATGTGGCGGTCATGTATAAATCAGACAACCGTTCTGCAGCCCACATGCCGCCGAATTCAGTAATTGATATGTCGCTATTGAGGGCGGAATTAACGAAAACCGAAAAAAACCCAAACGAAATCGGGTACTGGTACCAGCGCCCCAGGTTGACGTTGTCTAGTTCGCTCGGGGTTAATTTCTGATAATCAATGTAATACCCGGGATACATGCCACCAAACGCGGCTTTCCACTCGGCATAGCGCATACCGTCTATCGTTAAAATGCTCAGGCGGCGCACGGCATTAAATTCACTGACGTAATACACATACTGAATCGAATTGCCGGATGCATCGTTTTCCACCGGCATGTACATTTCATGCCCTACGTCGTTTTTACTAAACTCAATCATTCTGAGGTTAGGCTGATCCAGATAAATCATGACTTTGCCCAGGTTGGTACCTGGCACTTGTGCACCGATCCGATCAGGATCATCGGCTAGCGGGTAGTCTGCGTTATACGACCGATTCAGTGTGGTAAACCGAAACCAATATTGCTGGCCAATCGTCACGTCTGTCGATTCGATATCGATGGTGATCCACTTGTAATAATCCCAGCCAGGCACCCACTCACCGACAAAAGACCACGGACCGCTTGCACTGCTGGCCATCTCAATCCGCACTAGCAAGGCATACCGCAACCCTACCGGCTTGGCTTGTTTTAATCGCAATGACTCAATGGTCATCGTCGTGGCTGTTGGGCTGTAGCCTTCCGGCCTGATGGTTACCAATGAAATAATGGAAGTAATCGTGGCGCCATTGGCCTCACAGCCCGCCAGGGCAAACAGCGCCCAACGGGTGCGGGCGGTGTTGTAATTGATTAACGATTCAAACCAATCCGCCTTCAACCAGTGTTCTATCGCGTTGGTTTGCGCGTCGACATCGGCTTGAATGTAGGCTTGATACTCGGCCATAGTCGCTTGACGACCGCTGCCAGATGCCAAAATTAACCCAGCACGACCCGGCCACGGGCGCCCCGCGGGAAAGTCGGCATAATCCGGACCGGTTTTGCCGGGCGTTAAACTTTGGCAATCTGTAACGCAATAAAAACCGCTGTTGTCTGGCTCGGGCAGCACGTACAGCATGAAACAACCATTGCCAGTGTTTTTGGTGATGAACTGCAAATGGTGCGGATCGCCGCTGACAATATCAAAGGACGTGGTGAGTGGCAGCGTGTAAAACTCCCGCTCAACCCATTGGGTGCGGGTTTCGTAGGCTTTTGGGGTGATGACGTATTCGCCCAGGCTGACACCATCTGCGATGACTTCTACTGTGCAAGCATATCCAGCTCCGGCTGGCCGATGCAACGCGGCCCAGAAGCGAATGATCGTCACGGTGGTGGTTACGCTGGCGACAAAATACACATCTGCGCTAATGGGCGCGGTGAAATTGCTGTGAGGATCGGACCCCATCAGCGGCAAACCCCAGGTGGTTTTGTCGATAATGTCAAAATCCCAATACCACCGAGTATCGCCGGGTTTTTTGTATAGGATGTCGGCAGGTTCATCGATCCAGCAGGGGCCTTCTAAAACCGGTGCGGCGTAACCGTCCACGCTGGAAATGGTCAGATTATGAATGTTGTGGGTGTGTCGGAGTATTTCGCAGTATCCGGATTCAACCCAGGCCCGCAACGTGGACCATCTTAGAAAGCCCTGCTGCGGGTTGTACTTATTGTTGCGGCTGCTGATCACTGCCACGCCAAACGGCAACTGCTGTTCAATCAGCCATTCACAAAACGGAATAATGGAATCCAAACCATCATCCAAATGAATAACGGCTAACGGGCCATCAAAGCCAGGTGCGCCTTCGTACCAATTGTCATACTCAGACGGTGCAACAAACTGATAGCCAGCCTGCAGCAAATCAATGACCTGATTTTTTACATCGTCGATATGCTGCCGAAAGATCAACGCATCTGCCCGCGCTAAAACACAGCCGTGGTAACACAGCACCACATTCGATAGCTTGCGTTTTTGGCTGGCTTGCTGCGGGAAAATCTCGCGCATTACTCGGGGATAACCGACAGATTAAAGGTTTTACCGACCGCGCCGGCCTGAAAGCCCAGCGTCACAGAGGTATAGACAAAGCCATGTCCGCCAATTTCCTCGCTGTTGCGGGTGATTGACACTTCAGTGGGTGCGCCCTCGATCGTCACATGGATGATCGGCGGCGTGGAAAAAAACACATTCACGGGAAAAGTGACGGTGACACTGGTACCGGATACCGGCAGACGTGCATTAAACATTGACTGCCCTCAGCATTTGCTCACGAATTTGGCGTTCTGATTTGCGGAATGAATCGGCGTTGGGTGTGCTGACGTAAACATTGACGTTGTTGACTACCTGCTGGCCAGCGCCGTTTTGCATGGCAACCGGAATACGGCGGCCATCGGGTAAAGGCACGTAAGCCTCGGGTGTTGATCCCTCGCCGAACATGGCCAGCTGTGGCGAACTGGCCACGCCACCATTGGCATACTTGCGCAACGGTACCGCACCATCACTGGTCATGATGCCGCCATCGGCAAAGCCGAATAATCCACCTAATGCAGAAAATCCGGCACTGATCAAACCGCCTGAAAAATCCCGCTGGCCTTTATCGCCCACCGCACCAAACAAGCCATCCATGATTTGTGCGCTAGCAGCCTCGGCAGCCATGCGGCGAAGCACATTACCAAAGGATTCCAACATGCCATCCGCGCCTTGTGTAAACGGATCAAACAGAAAATCAGCAAACGCCGTTTGCATGTTGCGAGCGGCTTGCACGGTAAACTCACTCATCTGGTCGGTGGACTCTTGGGCTTTTCCGGTGATGACATCAAACCCTTGGCTGATGTTTTCTAATGATTTTGATAGTTGCTGATCGTCTATCAGCCCCAAGCCGCGGGCTTTGAATGCATCGTCAAACTGGCTGTACATCGCTTGGTTTTCGCCGCTGAATAGTTGCGTCAGTCGGTTGTATTCATCAGCAGCATCGGTGCGCTGTTTGGCCGCCAGCTTTTCACCTTCGGCTAATATCTGATCAGCCTCAACCAGATCGTACTTGGTTTTAATCAGCGCCTCGATGGCGATGGCTTCATCCGCAGTGGCTTTGCTGGTGGCGGTGCGGATTTCGCGCAATTGGTTTTGCACGTCTGCCGATTGGCCGGTGAGGCTGATTTCAAACTGCAGGTTATCGACGATGGTTTTTATTGAATCCGCGCGGGCTGATTCTGTTGAGGCGGCGGCGCTATGGGCGGCGGCAAGTTTTTTGGATGCGGTTTCGGCATCGCCGGTTTTTTTGATGAAATTATCCAACGCGGTAGATGAAGGCGTGTTGGTCGTAGTGGCGGCGGGTGGTGGTGCCAGCAGCTTGTCACGCTGCGCTGTCAGCTTGGCCAGCTTGGCGGCTTGGTCTTCGTAGTCGCTACCAAACAGCATGTCGACAAACTGCCCAGCAGGGCCTTGGTTTTCCAGCGCCTTTAATGATTTTCCAGTTTGGTCGATTTGTTCGTTGATGTATTGCAGCTGACCGGCTTTACCCGATGCCCCATACCCGCCGGCATTCAACCAGCCCAACGGGTCAAAGCCGTCCATCTGCTCGTTGGCAAAGGCGATGCCTTGCGCAAACCCGTTTAAGGCCTCGATTACGGGCCCGGCAATCACAATCGAAAAACTCTGAAAGCGGTTTTGCAGTTCGCCGATTTTGTCGTTTAACTCACCCGCCAGCCGCGCCTGCTCAGCCGTGACCGGGTTATGCTCCTGGCCTTTGTTGATTAGTTCTTGTATGCCATCAGCCCCCAGCATCAATAATGGGGCCATTTCGGCGTAAGACTTACCCAGCGCCGCAGCCCCGACGGCCGCGCGTTGTTGCGGGTCTTCGATGCTGCTGAATACGTCCGCCAGCTGTTTGAAGGCGTCCACCGGGTCATTTGCCGTAATGCCCAGCTTGGCGAAATCTTCCGCGTTTTTGCTGATGTTGATCGAGAGTTTATTCGATGCGGAAATAAACGATTCCATCGACGTGTCGCCGATTTTTACCGCATATTCCAGGCCCGCCAGTTTTTCAATGGCAATGCCGGAGCGGTCCGCCAGGTCATTGAGTGCATCCGCCGCGTCAATGCCCGACTTAATAAACGCGGCAAAGCCAGACACCGACAACGCCACGCCCATGCCAGACAGCATGCCGTTCAGTTTTTGGCTTGAGCTTTCCAGGCCTTTCAACGCTGCATTGACCCGCCCAACGCTGTCTTCAGCCTGTTTGCTGTCGCTGCCTATCTTGATTTTAAGATTCATGTCAGCCATGGCGTTCTCGTTGCGTGTCGCGGATTAAGTTCAGGTGATACAGCAAGGTTTCAATGTCGTGTATGCCCAGTATTTCGGCTACCACGGGCAGAGCGGCCCAATCGATGCCGCCCATTAAATTCCATGCTTTGGTAGCCAGTTGCAGCCACAGCGGCTGCGGGTCTTTGCAACCGCCGGGCAGCTGGCTCAGTTCGAGCCAGTGTCGGGCTTTTTTAGCGCGTCTACCCGTTCTTGTTCGTGGGCTTTGTAGGCGGTCAGGATGCATTCAATCAGGGTGATAAACACCGCTGGCTGATCAGCTACCCATTCAATGAACAGGTCCGCGTCAAACTCCACCGGTTTGGGTGTGCCGCCGGGTATTAAATCCATTTCCCGCACATCCACCCAGCCGATCACAAAGCGTTTCAAAATGTCGCGCTGGCTGATGCCTTTGCCGCGCATTTCGATTACTTCCAAGTCGTCAGGCCGCCGAACAGTAAACTGCAAGCCGTTGGCAACTACCAACAGCTCGCGGGCTTTTTTGATTTTGTCGATCAGGATTTGGCTCATGATTAACTTGGGTAAGCAGTCAATGAACCTTGCGCAGTGATCTTGACGCTGGTGGTCACCATGCCACCGGTTGAACCGCCGGGTTGTAACTGAGCACCGATATAGCCGTAAAACAATACCCGTTGGCCGTTGCTAAACACGATCATGAAGGCTTTTTGGGCTTTGGTGTCAGAGGCTTGTTTGGCGGCAATCAAACCGGCGTCGGATACGTCCCAGATTGAATCGAAGGTGTATTCGCTGGCTGAGGCCATGCCGGGAATGCTGGACTTGGCTTTGTCATGAATGGTGGTGGTGTCGATCGAATCAAATTCACCGCCGGAACCGTTGACCGATGTCAATGTGGACAACGTGGTACCAAAGGTCAGTTTTTGCGCAGAACCGGAGGTAAACGTGGCGAAGTTGGTGGTGTTTTCACCTTCCAGCACAAACGAATCGGTGGCAACGCTTTTGACTTTGAAAATCCGCCCGTTCACTTCGGCCATGCCTTGGGCTTTGATCAAAACATAATCGCCGTTTGAATAGCCATGGGCCACCGCGCTGACGGAGCCTTCTGCGGCTTTGGAAATAGCGGTAATGGTTTTTTCGGCAGCGATGGCGGATTCCATGAATACGTCAACGTCTGTCCAGGTGGATACTTTGGCCATGGCGGTTCCTTATAGGTTGGTTAAATAATCGTGAGTGTTGTACAGGTCTATCCACACCAGATAGCGGTCGGTTTCCGTGAGTTCGCCGCTGGCATGTTCCAAAGGTTTTTCAGCGCCGGCGGGCTTGAAACCCAGCAGCGCATTCAGTTGTTGTTGTCTGACTGCCCGCAAGGTAGCCGCGTCGGCTGTGTTTAGCCGGTCGGTAAGGCTTTGGGTTTTGCGGACCGTGGTTTTTACCGCAATGCTCATCGCGTGCGATTGCAACACGCTGGAAATCACTGCATTCGGTTCTGAGGCATCGTTAGCCAGGTACACAAACGCCGCCGGTGCGCCAAACAGTTCATACGCGGCATCGTTGTTGGCCACGGTTTCAAAGGCGCGGTTCTGCAACAACGCGCAATCGGTTTTCAGTTTGTCGACAATCGGGGTTAAATCCAGCACGGTAATCATGCCGCCACCACGCCGTTAAAGGCATTTTGCAATTCGGTGTTGATCAGTGCCGACAGGGTTTTTAAATCCTCGGCCGTCACACCCAGAAAACTCCGTGGCGGCAACGTGGTGGTCCACTCGGTTTTTGCCCCGCGTAACAACCGCAGAACTAAACCGGCTTGGCCCATGCTTAGATTTTGGGTGATCCATTTCAGCGTCGGCGTTTTTAAGGCTTTGCCTTTGCTGCGCACTTTGTAACCGGCTTCCAACAACGCCTTGGCTTGTTGGCGGGTGGCTGGTTCTGTTCTATTTAACGGTTTTCTGTTCTTGAATTGGCTTTTATTGAATTTTTCGACAAAACCATATTGTTGTTTATAAGCAATCTCACCTGATTCTTTTCTTTTCCAGCCTACTTCTCCGCCAGATTCAGTGATTGTTTGCGAAATATAACGCATCAATTTTGCCAGCATTTTACGTTTGCGAACCCTAACTCTTGGAGCAAATGGTTTTCCGTCCAAATCGGTTTGACTACTGACGCGTGCCTTAGATGACTTGATCAATTGCCGCGCGGCTTGCATGAAAATCCGCCGGCGAACAGTCGGTGATTTGATGGTCGACAATTGCCGGATGACTAAATCTGCACCCTGTACGCTGACATTAAGCATCTAACACATACCCTTGGCCGTTAAACAGAATGTCGCCGCTGGGGTGCTGAGTGGCGGTGCTGGTTTCGTGGAAGCCGATGCGAATTTCCAGATCGGCAGTGCTGTCGTCCAAAATGTCCACGTTCACCGGAAAATCAAACCCGGCGTGACGATCAGGATCGTTTTGCAATAACCAGGCGCTGATCTGCGCAAACAGCAGCGGCGCGGGTGTGCTGCCGTGCGGGAAGCGTTCGATATAAAATGCAGCTGTGTAATCCATTTCACAAACGACGATTTGACCAGCCGCCGCAGTGCGACACGCAGGCATTATCGTCAGATCGTCGACGAACGATTCCAGCTGTTCAGCTGCAAACAGGTTTAAATTGAGTAAAAACGTAGTGAGTGCTGTTAGCTTAGTCATAGCTTTGGCTCGTCATCACGCAAGGGCAGCTTGTTGGTTGCCCAACGTTCCAAAAAAAAAATAGCCCGGCTGCCCATGTGGCCTGATATGCCGACCATCGCCGCGCTGACCAATGCTGGCACGTTGGCCGCTTCGCATAGCCAAAACGTAATCACGCCCACAAAGGCGCTGGTCATGATCTCGCCGATCAGTTCCATGAAATTGAATGGTCGCGCGTGGCCATTACGAATCTTGGTATTAAAACTGACCACACCACCGACCATGGAGAGTAAAAATACCCAGGCGTAGGTGATGAGTGGATAGCTTAGGGGGTCTTTTTCTATCATTTTCTATGCCTGAACAGGACCAATTGAACATCTGGTTTTAAATGGTGCTTTGTTTCT